CTCTCGCGTGAGCAGCATGCGCGCCGCCTCGACGTGGTTGTCGTACAGGTGCAGGTTGCCGAAGTTGAAGATCAGCCGCCCCGGGCGCAGGCTCGTCATCTGCGCCAGGAGCCAGGTCATCAGCGCGTAGGACGCCACGTTGTACGGCACCCCGAGGTACAGGTCCGCGCTCCGCTGCGTCACGATGCACGTCAGGGTGCCGTGGATCGGGTCCACGTCCCACTGCGCCAGCACATGACACGGGGGCAGCGCCGCCACCGTGGCGTCCGCCGGGTTGAGGCCGGTGAGCAACAGTCGACGCGCTGCCGGGTGCGCCGGGTCGGCAGCGACGGCGCGCAGGTTCGTGACGAGCTGGTCCACCTGGTCCACCACCCGCCCGTCCCGCCCGTGGAACGCGCGCCACTGCGCCCCGTACACCGGGCCAAGGTCGCCGTCGTCCCGCGCCCACTCGTCCCAGATCGTCGACCCCAGCGCGCGCAGGTCCGCGGCGTTCGTCGACCCGGAGCAGAACCACAGGAGTTCCGCCACCACGCTGCGCCAGTGGATCGACCGCAAGGTCAGCAACGGGAGACCGGCGGACAGGTCCGTGACGAGGTGAGTGCCGATGACCGTGCGAGCCCCGACCGGCTGCCCGGTAGATCGCAGCACGGCGCGGGTCGGGCGCGGTTGCCCGGCCAGGGTGGCGATGACCATGCGCTGGTAGTCGTAGTCGAAGGACTCGGCCATGGTCACGCCCCCGCCGTGGCGGCAGGCAGCGCATCCGCTTCCGCCTTGCACATCTCGGCCAGGTGCTTGGTCATGGCCTCGTCGATGGTGCCGTCGATCAGCGCGACCAGGAAGCGCCGGCACGCCATGGTGTCGGCGCCGTGGACCAGCACCTTCCTGGCCATCTCCCGGTGGTCCTGGTGGACGGTGATCTTGTCGGCGCCACGGCCCGCCTTGTCGAACCGGTCCGCCTCGCGGCGCAGGTACCACGCCGCCTTGCGCAGGTCGGTCGCGGCGTCGCCCTTCTTGCCGGCGCGGGCCAGGTACTTATAGGCGTTGCCCAGGTTGAACCCGAGATGTTCGCAGATGTCGATGGCCTCGACGCCGGACGGGTGCTGGTAGTGCGCGGGGTGTTCGACTTGGTTGCTCATGTCGTCGACCCTACCGCGCCACCGGGAGGGGTCGCGCCCTCCGCGGCGACCAGCGCCGTCCACTCGTCGGTGGGGAAGAACCCTGGCTCGCAGTCACCGTGGCGACGGTGCCACCACCCGCCCGCCTCCCGGGCCAGCGTGGCGAGGTTGTCCGTGACGGGGTGGCCGGCGTGGCTCGCGTCGCGCCACAGGTCGAAGGCCATCGTCTCCGGCCACACGCCGTCCTCGTCGTCGAAGGCATCGTAGTAGTTCCGCGCGTAGCACTCCATCGCCTCGCGCAGCCGCAGCGCCGCCTCTCCGTCGAGACCACCGCGCGCCTCGACGACCGCAACTTCCAGCCGGCGGGCCGCGGCGTCCGCCTCTTGCCGGAGCGCCACCCGCTTCGCCTCGCACGCTGGGCAGTCACCGAAGCGCCGGCCCTCTGGCAGCGGCTCCTTGCAGGTGTGGCAGAGGCAGCACCGCTCGGCTGCGGCGAGGCTCTGCCGGGCGCCGTCCGCGATGTGGGCGGCCTTGCCGTTGCGCCAGTAGGTCATGCACGCGCTGCCCTTGTCGCCGAGGGTGTGGCAACGCCCGCACGCCCAGGCGTAGGTGATGCGGTTGTGGCGCAAGGGGATGGGGTTCATGGCGTCACCGTGTCACGTCGTCGGGAGGGGTCGCGGACCCGGGACCGATGGGCGACCAGTCCTCGTCGTCGGTCACCGTCCGCACGATGTCGACCATCCGCGCCGCGACCTCCGCGCCGCCGGTGATGCCCTCGGCGTTGGCCCTGGCGATCTCGTCGTCGAGGTGGTCCAGGATGGCGCGCACCTCACCGGGCGCCATCTTCGCCCCGGCCGCTACGTTTTCGACGGCGCGGCGGCCTGACATGCGGCTGGCGTTGCGGGCGGTGGACAGGTCCGCGAGGAGGCCGAACAGGAGCCTGGCTTGTCGGTTGGTCATGGCGCTACCCTACAGCGCGGCGCACACGGGTCTGACGACCTCACAGCGGGCGCCACAGGAACGCGCCGCAGTGCGGGCACGTCGCGTCCTTGGCGGGGTCGATGTCCTCGCCGCACTTGTCACAGACCACGGACGCGCCGACCTTGCGAGCGGACGCCGCCACCCTGCCGAGGCCGTCGAGGATGGTCTGCAACTGCGCGATGCGGACGGACGCCCCTTCCTCGTTCCTGCGCTCGCCCCACACCTCGTCACTGGCGGACGCTCGCTCGTGCTGGATGGCCCGGCCGATGTCCTCGACGAGCCGGCGCCGCATGGTCTCGACGCCGGCATCGTGGGCGCGTAGGAGTTCGTTCTTGATGACCGTCGAGGGCTTCCGCCCGGGGATGCCATCGGTCACGGCGCGGAGGATCTTGTCGACGGCTTGGTGTACCCGCATGGTCACCATCCTACGGCGCGGTGCGCACGGGTCTGACGCCACCAAAGCCGAGCGCCCCGGTCTCACCGCCGCCCGCTCGAAAGAGGGAAGCATCGGAGATCGAGGCGCTTGGGTTCGAGGTAGAACCGGGTCGCGCAGGGCGACGCCGACGAGGACAGGGTGCCCGGGTGCGACCCGGGCGGTAGGACTCTCGACGTAGCACCTTGCGATCTGCCGGCAAGCACAAAAGGCAGACGCCCCGCACGGCGTACCGGCGGGGCGTCAGGGTCGCGGGGCATCAGCCTCGCGGGTCGGGTCTGTAGGATTATCGGCGGCGGTAGCCCTCGGCCAGGGCGTCACGCGCGGCCTGGTCGGCGGTGGCGTGCATGAGCGCCAGGGTCTCGCGGCGCTGGGCGTCGGTCATCGGGTCCGTGTCCGGGATGGCCTCGTCCTCCACGATGACGACGGGCGGTGACGATGGGCGGTCCTCGGCGGTCGTCGCCACGGTCGGCCAGGGGAACGGCTTGGGGATCTCCTGCCCGGCCATCTCCGCGACCTGGAACACGTCGAGGAGCGCGCGGACCATGCCCAGCCGCTCCCGTCCGGCGTCGTCGAGGCCGCCGGTGAACAGGGCGTCCGCGAGCTGGCCGTGCTCCACGTACAGGCTGCGCTTGGCCAGCGCCAGCAGGAGCGCCCGGTTGTGGTGGTTGCGCGGGACCAGGCCGCCGTTGCGGAAGCCATCGGCCATCACGACCCGCAGCGCGCACTCGTCCGCCGCGGTGATCCAGTCGCCCCGGTGCATGGCCGCGTACATCTTGGGGAACGCCGCGCCGGTGCCGGCCGCCCACGCGATGCTCATGCACACGGTCTGGGCCTCCACGGGCCACGTCACCATGGCCGGGTAGGTCTTGAGCAGCGCCGACTCGAACTCGTCGAAGCGCACCAGCGTGGCCCGCTCCAGTTCGTCCGGGGGCAGCTCGATCTTGACGTGCTTGCGTGCCTCGCCCGCCCCGATCTGCGCGATCCGGTCGCGGACCGCAGCGGGCGCCGACATCAGCGCGTGCCACGCCTCGTCCACGTCGGCGCGCGTCGCCGGCTGCCGGGTCGCGGTGAGGATCCACCGGTAGGTGTAGGCCAGCGCCAGCGACGGGGTGACGCCGATGGCCACGGTCCACACCTTGCGCCGGCACAGGTACGGCCACGGGATGATGCCTTCCTTGTTGCGGTTGAAGGCAATCCATCCGGCGCGGATGCTGGGGTCGAGTCGGGTCATGGGGTGTCCTTCGGTCGCTGCGTTGCCGCGGCTTGCAGCACGTCTTCCTCGCCGCACTCGTCCCAGGTGAACCACAGGGCGCCGCACTGGTCGCAGCGGAACCGCTCCGTCCCGGGCGGGTAGACCCACCGGGCGCCATCGTCGCCACGCTCCAGCCCGGCCACGTCGGCGCGGCGCACGGTGCCGCGGCAGCCGTCTTCCTGGCAGGCGAACGGGCGGTGCGGGTCCGGGTCGGTCACGGGTCCTTCAGGTACGCCTCGACCACGGCGTCCAGGTTCAGCGGACGTAGCGCCGCCTCCCCGTCGCGGAGGATGCGCCGGGCCAGGTCCAGGCCCATCGCTGGCGTCTCGGCCACGCGGACGTCGCTGGTGTGGTAGGTGTACGCCGCGCGGGCCTCGCACAGCAGCGCCAGGTAG